GAATGTAACAAGGAACGCGGTCAGGATCCAACCACTTGGTGTATTAAAAATCTTCCATGGCAGTCAGAAGTTGCATCTGGTTGTCTAGAAGATACATGTCTGAGTAACGCTTGGTGTACTCATTTGCTTTCTGGATTCGGTAGTCAGGATGCCCGTTTTCGAGCATCCCAACAGAGACATACCGATAAGGAAAACGTTCAAGAAGAACTTTCACTTGGTTCATAATAAAAAAGGTCCTGTTCAAGTTTAGTCAATAGGATGTCATAATCCTCGTCTACATCACCATAGAAATCGACACCTTTCTCCTCGTAGAATTTCAGTACCTGATTATAAATGACAGGATACTCGATGTCAAGTGTTACTTGTCTGTCAACGGCGTCACTAAGGATATCGAGACAGGACGAGAACTTCTGTGCTGCAGTCATATGCTTTACCTCTATTGGACCGTATGCCCCGAAGGGCAACGAGTCAGGCAGGATTTGAACCTGCGACCAACTGCTTAGAAGGCAGTTGCTCTATCCGCTGAGCTACTGACCCATGCGGTAGTCTTTTCAGAGTCTTGTTCAAGCGCAGCAGAATCATGCAGACGATCGATCAACAGATCCATCAATGCGTCTTCGATGCACTCAGTTTCGTAGAACTCTGCGTTCATTGGAACTCCTCTTGACTACCCTGTAATTATAGCAGACTCCTCAGGGAGCGTCAATCGTCTGTGCCACTTGGGAAATAGTCCTTACGCATGTACCTACCCAGGATGTTTGAGTTGTAAAACGCTGGTGTGCCATCTGACATTGCCTCCGTAAGTACATTGTTTAGAAATAGTTGTCGGGTCTCTTCAAAATTTGTGAGTCCCTTACTTTTATGTAGGCTCAATATATCTCTTTTAAAGGCGAGATTCCCGACCTTCTTGCGTTCGGCAGTAAGTTCAGCAGAGCTGCCGTAGTATTTTTTCCAGTCGCTCTCACTTTTAACTCTCCGACCTCCACCTCTAGGTTTTCGTAATTGGTGAAAGTATTTTCTGCCGATGTATCTTTTGCCGTTGAGTGTATTTGTAATGCAATAGACAAAACCGAAATGGTCGTCAATGTTCTCAGATAGAAAAGGGTGTCCGTTAAAAATCCAGGGGTTTTCATAATCAATTTCTTTTTCATTAGTCTGTTTCTCCGTCGTCATCTTCTACTCGCACTCGGCGCACATTCTCACTATCTAGGTAAGATTCTGTGTCCGAGTATACTTCTGCCTTGAGTTCGGCAACAGCAAACTCAAGGTCTTGGATTAAAATTTTTAAATGGTCTTTGTTCATTGTGAATACTCTCCAATCATGTCTAGGACTTGATTTAGTGCGTGGTCGTATCCCTCACGAAACTCATAACTCTGATGGTCATAGGCACCCTCTCCAAGGTCCTTCTTTAAGCGAAGAACCCTAGAGAGAATGTCCACCTTATTCATGATACCTCTTGGCATTAGATACTCTCCTGTAGTGCCTTCCAGTCTCTGTCAAATAGTTCTAGACCCTTGTCGGTAAGAATGTGCTTATAGAGTTTGTAGAAGACTGGTAGAGGCAAAGTGCAAATGTCAGCACCCACTCTAAAGGCATCGGATACTTGATGAGGTTCCCTAACGGAAGCAGCAAGTACCTCAGTCTTAACTTGGTGCGTTGCGAAAACATCTGCAATCTCCTCAATCAAGTGAATACCATTCCAATGTTGGTCAAACACACGCCCAACGAAAGGAGAAACATATGTTGCCCCTGCTTTCGCAGCAAGAATTGCTTGTGCCGTGCTGAATACTAGTGTTACGTTTACATGAACATCGTCGTCTGATAGTTCTCTACATGCTTTCAATCCTTCGACTGTGCAGGGAACTTTGATTGTGATATTAGGTCCGATCTCCAGGTAATCCTGTGCCATGTCGAGCATCTCTTCAGCAGTATCCCCGACCACCTCAGCAGAAACTGAAGCGTTCCAAGGGAAGATTGCAGAGATCTCCTTGATTACATGCTTAGGGTCCTCACCTGCTTTTAACATGAGACTGGGGTTTGTTGTAACTCCGTCGATTAAACCAGTCTCAAAGGCAGAGGCAATAAGCTCTGGGTCAGAACAGTCCAGAAAAAGTTTCATGACTCTCCTGTATAGGTTATCAGTATTTAGAATAGCAAAAAAGCACCCCGAAGGGTGCTTTGTTACCGAATCAAGATATTATTTCTTGTTATAAATCGGTTCTATATCTAATAACTGATCGAAATACTCTTTCAAGTGGATGCGATAACAGGACCAATAAGTTACGCCCCTATATTTAAGTTGATAACATGCTGGTGGCCTGTTATCTTTATCCATATCATCGTGATGATACAGATAATGTTCCATCACTTTTGATAAGTATGTCCGCGATAGCAGAATGTACCATGGACTTCATCAGCATCACCTTGCTTGCACTCAAACTTGACACCACGATAGGTAGTCATAGCAATTTGTGCATCGTGCAGTGCTGCTGCTTTCTCGATCTGCTTTTTGATAAGGGTTAAGGTGTTCATTGTAGGTCTCCTAAAGAAATGAGGTTTTTACTCCCCGTTCCTTCAGTCGTTTGCGTCCCAATAGTAATCACATTGTGGTACAGATTCCTTTATGGTCTCTACCAATTCAATCTGAATTCTAGGCTCAAGATCATCTTTAGCTTTGATTTTCAGCATTAAAGCATCTGCATCAGCACATGCCATTGTTGAATACAATAGTAATTCAATCATGGGATGAACGCTCCGTTCCGCGACTTACTTGCGTCCCACCCAAGAGTGGGATGAACGTATGGATAGTATAGCACTACCCATTCTATTTATCAATCTTCTTAAGGTATTTGTCAGATTCTACATCTGTGATAAGCGTCATACCAGACTTAATAAAGTCTTCACTTTTGTCAACACTATGTCTAGTATTTCTCTCTTTCTGTTTTGCTTTTTTCTTTTCCATTTCCCAAAGGTCTTCTGCGAAAGGGTTACCAAATTGTTCTGTTTTATCTAAAAGATTTGCCCAAGTATCGTCACCTGGGACAGGTTCAGTGCCATATTCCCAGGTGTCATAGTCTTCCTCGTTACGAGGATCAGAGGGCGAACCCTGCGAAGGAGTCTGATTGGACATCTTGTTTAATTCCTCCGATGACATACGATTCAATCTCCGTTTCTTGAGGTGCATTTTGTTGACCCTTACTATTTAACCAGTGCTCTGTCCAAGGCAAAGGATTATTTTTAGCAGGAATACCAAAGATTGGTTTGATACCAATCGCTTTCATTCTACGATTAGCAACCCACTCAACATAGTTATGTAACAAACGTTCATTAAGTCCAATCATAGAACCATTCTTAAACAGATAATCTGCCCAGGACTTCTCTTCGTTTACAGCAGTTTGGAACATATTTGTAACCCAACCTTCTTCTTCAGAAGCAATCTGCTGCATCTCTTTGTCATCACCTTCTTTCCACTTGTTCAGGATATTCTGAGTAAGTACAAGGTGTTGGGATTCGTCGCGAGCAATCAAAGAAAGAATCTTTGCAGAACCTTCCATGAGTTTGTTCTCACCAAAGGCAAAGGAACATGCAAACGATGTGTAGAAACGAATACCTTCCAGGATATTTACGTTAGCAACTGCACGATACAGTTTACGCTTCAACTCCAGACGTTCCCACTGACCAGTGGCGTGACCTTCTCGGGCAAGTTCCCACATGCTACTGCCATCATACTGATGAGCAGACTCAATGAAGTTATCATAAGACTCAGTAACAGAAGCAGCACGAGAAAGAATCTTCTCATCCTCTAGGATAGTGTCAAACACTTCACCAGGATCAGAGTACACATTCTTAATGATGTAAGTATAGGAGCGACTATGGATCATCTCCATAAACTCCCAAACTAACATGGCAGATTCTAACTCAGGGAGTGAGCAGTAAGGGATAAAAGCCATCCCAGGACCACGCCCTTGTACAGAATCCAGCATGATCTGGTACTTAAGGTTACTAGTGAAGATGTGTTTCTGCTGAGGTGATAGAGTCTGGTAATCTGCACGATCTTTTTGAAGGGATACTTCCTCAGGACGCCAGAAATAACCCAACTGCTGCTGGGTCAATCTGTCGAATACAGGATACTTATAAGAGTCATACCTCTGGACTCCCAGAGGTTGACCAAAAAACATAGGTTGTTTCTTTGTGTCTACTTTGTTGCTGTTAAATACGGTCATTCGGTTTACTTCAGATCTTGCAGGACTCACAGTCTTCTTCCTCCGATTCTAGCAGTTGGTTGATAAGTTCGTCAAC